ATTAGAGCCGGTGTCAACATCCCCATAAGCAAAGATATCTACAGCTCCAATATTAAACGAGGCTGATACTCCAGTCAATCCTACTGTAATATCAGGTATTGTTACACTACCAACATTAAATGAAGCTGATACCCCAGTCAATCCTAGAGTCATATCATTAGGATCTAAAACACCAACACTACCTGTCATCGTTAGCGCAGTAGGTTGAATTAGTGCTCCTCCTAATCCAACAATAGAACCCAATGTTGAAGTCATTGATAGTCCAGATATCTGAACTGTATCGTTAGGAATAACTACAGAACCTAAAGTAAATGTTGCTGCAATACCTGTTAAGTCTGCTTCTTGTGAAGAACTTCCAATTGCTGTGCCTTGTGTTAAAGTTATTTCTTGACCAGAAATAATTACTGTATCGTTTGGAGCAAATGCAGTCCCTTGAGATAAAGTTAGATCAAGACCTGTTACTCCAACAGTCATGTCAGCTACAACTGGTGTGCCTAATACTGCTGTAACTTCTTGACCTGTTAGGCCCATAGTTACATCGTTAACTGTTAATGAACCTACAGATGCAGAAAAAGATACGCCATCCACACTTACAGGAACAAAAGCTTCTCCCTGTGATAATGTTATTTCAAAACTTGCTGGTGTAATTATAACATCAGGAATATCTACAGTGCCTATACTAAAAGATGCTGAGACACCTGTTAAAGAAATTGTTTGATCAGAAAGATCTCCCCAACCTCCTTCACCACTCCAATTTTGTGCACCCCAACCTGTTTTTAAAGTTGTGTCTGCATTCCAATTAGCTTGGCCCCAGGTGAATCGTCCCCATCCTGAAGTTGTCGACATGGTCGACCTCCTATGCTAGTCTGATTATTGCTGCTGTCGCGTCGTTTGCAGGAAACTCAATTTTAAAAGTTCCATTACTTGCTGTTTTATCTCCACCGAAAGCAATGATTGCTACAGAATCTGTTGTGCTTGATCCACCAGCTGTTGTAGTGTTGTAAATCATTGCACCATTTGCAGTGAAAGAAGCTGAAGTGTATGTAACATCACCAAAATCTGTAAATGCTGTAGTTCCTGTCAAACCAACTCCTGATCTTGTAAGAGTTGCTCCTCCAGCTGTGTAAGCTGTTCCTGATGTGTTTGTAATTTCTTCTGAAGTTGAATAATCTGTTGTAGAAGCACCTAAAGAAGCATCACTATCAAACAACGCTAATTTAAAAGTGTGCCCACCTGATGATGCAAAATTGTGTTTACCTTGTAAAAGTTCTTGTTTAAAACTTGAACATATTGCTGATGTTATTGCCATAATTTATCTCCTACGGGTTTGCTGAGTTAACTGGTATTCTAACTGCGCCGTCTGTGTAGTCGTCTCTTCGTCTTCTACCAACTTGCTCGTTAGCAAACTTCTGTACCTCTTGTTTATACTTATTTTCATATAGTGTCAACATGTCTATCGGACCTTTTAAAAATCCATAAGTTTCAGATAGACAACAGTATAGTAGTCCATTTGGAAAATTAAGACTAATATAATTAGTTTGATTGCTAGACTCTAAAGTGTCTGGCATTTTATTGTAATGTACTCTAAATTTATAGGTAGTATTTGGCACTGGTGAAAAAGCTATTCTTCCAGATGTAGTATCTGTATTACCTGTTCCACCACCATACATAGCATAGTATTTAGGTCTACCTTGAGCTGCAGATGTTCCTGTTACATCTTGATACTCTTGCAAGTATGTATAATCTTTTTTCTCTAGCCAAACATTAGCTCCAGTAATCACGGCACTTGAATCATAGACCTGTATACCTCTAATAAACAATGATCCTGCTGGAGCATTAATAGATTCTTGACCAGCAACTAAATTACCGGTTTGTTGTCTTCTTTCAGCATCAATAGGTACATCTCTAAAAATTCTATATTGAGCATTTAATATTATGTTTTCTAAAACAGCAGTTGTTAAAACATTAGAATCTGTTTCTGTATAGTTTCTAATGTTTGTAACTAAATCATTATAACTTAATCCAGCCATTATTGTCCTTTATGTTTTTTTAAAATTTTTTGTTGTTTAGCTGTTAACTCAACAACTTCTTTTTGTCTTGTAGGTTTAAATATACCTTTGATCCAATTTAAAATTTTTTTAATCATCCTTCGATAGTAATAGGCCCAACGGAACAACCGTAGCCTCCTCCTTTTACACCACCAGTTGTAGCAGTATCTGAGTTAACTGTAAAGAAGAAGAAATTTGAAATTAAAAAATCAGTTGTACCTCTTCCTGGATTTCCATCTCCTGTATCAGGAATATATTTTCCTGTTGTAACAGCATATCCTGAACCTTGTCCTATTTGTGCACCTGTTATTCCATCAAAGTTAGGAATTGTTGCATAAGCAAAAACAGGATTACCAGCTGCACCACCATTTGGATTATATGGTGTACCTGTGCCTGGTGATATTGTAGGTGGTCCTCTAAATAAATATGTTGTTCCATTTGTTAAACCGTGTCCAGGTGAATAAACATTTATAATTCCAGAACCTGCAGCATAAGTTTCAAAACCATTTTCTGCTATTAAAACAGTTGTAACTGGTTCTGTTCTATCAGTTCTAACATTTCTTAATGCAATACCATCTGCAGAAAGAGGTTTTGGTTCTAATTGTGGCTGCTTTGGTTCAAACTCAGAGACATGTACAAACGCACCATTCCATTCTCTAACCATTTCTCTATATGGAAATTCCATACCAGATCGATCAGAAATTGCTTTTGCATGTTTTCCTGTTGCGTATTTTGCCATTATGCTCCTGGGTAATAAGCTTTTGGTGTAATATATGTACTAGAAGCTGAACCATCTTCTGCAAGTGCTCTTTGTAATTCATCTTCATAATATAATTTCATTTGTTGAACTAATTGTGGTTGATATTTTTGTGCAAGATAAAAAGCTAATCCTGCAACCATACAAGGTACAAATCTAAAAGGTACATCAGATGCATTTGTATAATCTCCTACATCTTGAATTCTTTTTATGTAATAAAAATGCATATCTTTAGATGCATTAGTTGAGTCAGGGGTTGGATAAACACTAATACTAACATGATCAATAAATCTCTGTACCCAATATTGATTAGGTGTTCCTTTTGAAAGTTTGTTTGAAAAACCTGCATAAGTAGATCTATCTACTTTTGTCATCGGACTATCAGATTGAGTTACAGCTGTTCTATTAGATCTTAATTGTGCTTCAAGGACATCGGACATTCCGTATACACCATTTGGATTTGATGTAGCACTTGTGCCATCATCACTTGATCTAAAAAATTTATATTCAGCTTGTCCTTCAATTAAATCAAGATCAAGTTCGTCTATTTCCCAATAGTGAATACCTCTATTACCCCATTCTTGAAATAATATATTAAGAGATCGTCTTGCAGATTTAAGTTGATAACCTGCAACGTTTTGTAATCCAATACGTTCAAATGCGTCCTCTACTATTTCATCAATAGCAAAAGTTTTATCGAACGTTGTAGTGCCCGAGGTAGTATTAGCCATTTAACCTCCTAGCCAGTATATCCAAGTGTAACAGATCCTGTTCCAGATATAGTTGCGTGAACTGATGTTTCAAATCTAATCCCGTTACCAGGAACATAAATATCTAAACCTTCTGTTCCAAAGTGAGCTATAAAAAGTAAAGAACCAGAATTGTCTGCACTGTCTCTTAATTCAAGTTGTCCACTCGCGTGTCCTTTAGCTTGAATATAAGTTATTCTTGCAGGACCAATAGCTGTAGATCCGCCACCAATAGTCTGAACTTGTCCAGTAGAAGTTATCCTTGTAAATCGTTGGTCTGAACTCATATTTGTTTCTCCTTAAAATTAATATGTGGGGCCGAAGCCCCACACTAATTATTTATTAACTGTTCGCGTATGGTGTTACTATTGTACCTGATCCAAGCAATAAAGAATTGTGAACTAAGTACGTAGCAGCATCAACCGCTGTGATAGATACCACACTACCAACGATTCCACCTTTTGTAGAACCATTCATAGTTATAACATCATTTGTTGCACCTGGGATGAAAGCTTTTTTAGAACCATCATCTACAGCTATCATGATACCACCTTTAAATTTGTCAGTACCATCAGTTAAAATATCCATATCAGTTGCAGCTGTTTCAACATAAAAATGAAAAGTTGCACCAATATTATTTTGTGTAGAATTACCAAATCCAACGTTGTTTGGATCTGCGTCTGGTCCAGCTGAAGCTCCGTCCGCTGTAGTTTTAATACTTGGTAAAGTGAATTTACCATCAGCATCATTTGTAAGTAAAATCTTACCAGCGTGATCTTTAACATTTAAAGTTGTATCAGCTGTTAAGCTTACTGTCATGCTCGGTCCAAGATTAATAAATCCTTTTTGAGATATTACCGGTCCCGAAAATGTAGTTTTTGCCATAATTATCCTCCTAGTTTTCCGAATACTGTCTCTAGGCCGTCGACTATACTCGTCAGTATTCTAATTAAATTGTATAGTGACGAAACTATATACTAGATTTTAGTAGAGTGCAAGAGAGCCTGTAATGTGAATTGAATTTATTCAACGATGTAGCTTTTTATTAAGTAGCTACTGAAACTTGTGGAGCTGCACCTTCGACAGAATTCTGTCTATGGGCAATAG